AGATTGCGTTCACACTGGGGTCTATGGATGAACCGGTGCGCCTCTCGCACGAAACCATCTATACGGCGCTGTACGCCATGCCGCGTGGACAACTACGCGCTCGCGTCCATAGGCAGATCGATAGCCAGACGATTCCACATGCCTCCGTAGACGGGCCAGTTCCAGCGATCAGCGGGCGACGGGCTGTAATCGAAGCTGGCAGCCAGGGGGAAGTTATCGAGAGCGCGCTCCCAAGTCTGGTTGAAAAAGGCGCGATGCGTAACCTTCTCGGCCAGTTGCCGCGCCGCCGGGATATAGATGCTGGAGATGATTACATCGTCGTCGGTAAAACCCTCATCGATGCGGCACTGCGCTTTGGCTTGGACAAGCGTGATGGGCTCGAGGATGGGACCGGCGAGAAGATGGATATTGAGAGCTATGGAAGATTGCCTCCGACGACAGCAGACAGATAACAGTGATCAGAAATCAGTTGCCGAAAAGTTCGGTGTTTTCGCGCGGAGTGCGGACGGAAAACTCCGGAGCGCGCTTAAGGGGAATTGCCAAGCCATGGCGGATAAGTTCGCGAGCATGGGACGTGGTCGGGTAAATGACCTCGCCGGGGCGCACCGGGCGCACCGCGCCCTCGGGACGGAAGGTATCGGAAGCGATAAGTGTAGTGAGTTTCATAGCGATTTCCTTGGTAAGCGCGACGGCTTTTGGCAGCCGCCGCACCGATTACGTTAGGTGAGGGCAACGCCGAGGGGCGTGCCATCCTGATACCAGACGCCGCCATAGGCAACCAGATCAATCGAGTCACCCACAGCGCCACCAAATGTGGCGATATGCTTGCTTCCATTGATCGCGTTTGCCGGAGCGGTGACCACGTAAGCCTCCGCATCGATGGCGATGATGGTGAGGCTCTGACCATCGTTGCCACCGGCAGACGGAAGGCCTGCGACCGGCGCTGCGAGAGAGATCGCTCCGGCGGTGCCCGTGTTAAGAAACACGGTTCCAGAAGTGACGGTGATTGCACCGGCGGCGGCGATATGCTGCACCTGGCCATAGGAGGCATCGACCGCCAGCAACGCGGCGACAAGCTGCGCGGTGGTCGTGGTTTGACCTCCGCCAGCAAAGTCAGGATTGCCGGTGGTCGGAAGCAACATGCCGAGAGTAGGAGATTTGGCAGTGGGCGCCATAATGTGAAGCTCCTTTCAAGAGCGGGTTGAAGATGCAAAGATCAGAGCGACCGCAGGTTTTTCGACATCCTGCGGTCGCTCAGAATGGCAGCGCAGATTAGGCGTGAGTCTGCATGCCCACGACAGGATGCGTGCCGGCGTCGAGATAGTTTCCGCCGACACGGGTGTAACCGAGAAAGCCAACCATCAGCTCGTCGGCATAGCGCTCGTCGAGGCGCTGGATGGTCATTTCGCCATCGGTACGCAGCAGATAGCCCTCATCCAGATCGCCAAAGACCACGCTGGGCACGGTCTTGACGGTGTAGTTGTTGAGATAGGCCGAGAGCTCGATGGGATAGTTGATGATGTGATCGACCATGCCGGTCTGTGGATTCTGCGGGAAGATGGGACGGCCGAGGGTATCGAGCAAGCCCCACACCCAGTTGCGCGTGGACTTGGTCATGAACCACTTGGCGCCCTTTTCGTACTCCGGATCGAGCTGTGCTTCGCAGTTGACAAAATCGTCATAGACAGGCCCCGTGTTGGCCACGGTGGTGTAGTTCTGAGTAATGCTCGTGACCAGGCTGGCGATATTGAAGCCGTCGCCGTTGGCGATGAAGTTCTCAAGACCGCGAGCGTAGCGCTTGCCGATGCGATCGCGGAAGAGCGCCGGCAGATCGAAGGCGGAGTCGTCGAGTTCCTGACGGCTGACCTTGATAAGCGTGGCTAGCGTATCGGTGGAGGCGATGACGCCGGAGAGAGTGGGATCGGTTTCGGTGACGGTGGTATTTTCGCCGATGACCGTGATGGTATTGGCGGTGTCGTTTTCGAAGCCGATCTTCATGGGCGCGCCATTGCCCGGCGTAACCTTTTTGTGGACGTTGGTTTGAAGGGCGCCGATGAACTTTTTGGCGCTGATCAGTTCGTTGTAGAATTCCTGCGGAACGATGTAATTGCCGGAGGCGCCCACGGTGATGTCGCGCTTTTCACCTCCGCTCAGCGTGATGGCTCGCTTGGAGACGGCGCGAGAACCAAGACCGAGCACAGTGCGATCCTCCGCAGTGAGCGCCTTCTCGCCGAAGCGCATGTAGACCTCGAACGAGTTGCGGTACTTGCGAGCGTGGGTAGCGTCGCGGGCTTCGTCGTTGCCAGGCTCGCCCGCCGGATTGGGACGGGGCGTAGCCGGAATCTGGCGATTCTCGGCCTCGAGGGTGACAGCGCGCTCCATGAGCACGATCTGAGAGGTAATTCCATCGGCCTCATCGAGCAGCTTGGTGGCCTGAGCACGTTGATCCTTTGTGCAGCCGACCGCGGTAATCAAGGCGTTGGCCTGGGTGCCGAGCTGGCCGCGCTGCAATTTCAGTTCATTAATGGTAGGCATTCTCCCCTCCTTTGGGGGTGGGTTGATGGATGGTGGTTGCCTGGTTGGGGCTTATTGCGCGGCCTAAACCAGGGGCGTTCGCATCCGTTCGCCATTGAAGGCAGCGGCGCTGGACCGCGCGGAGCAAAATTGAGCGATAAAATCTAGGCGGCGTGGATGTACGCCCTGGCGCGAAGCAAGAGCGAGCGGCCCTGCGAAGCATCGCAATCGCAGTTGGGATCGTCGCAGTCAGTAACCGTGCAGCCTTCGCAGTTCCCAGCTTTGCAGGGATCACAATCGCAATCGCACGCTTCATCCGCCGAACGGGAGCTGCGCGGCTGCTCCTTCTCCGCTACGTCGATACCGTAGTGATCACAAAGCATGAGCAACTTGGTCCAGGCCTTGGCAAGCAGCTCGTCGCTGAAGCCCTCGACCTGGTTGAAACGAGAAAGAGCGTCGCGTAGATGGCTCTTGGTCTTTTCGGCGGTTGAAAACTTCCAGGGAAGATCCCAAGTAGCAGTCTTATCGGGATCACCAACCAGCAGGAAGCAATCGCGGGTGAGGCTTTCGCCATCGACCTTTTTGGTTTGCTCCTCGTCGGATCGCAGAGCCGGAACATGGCTGCGTACCTCGGCGGGAACGCCGTCGGGCCAGTTGGATCGCGCTCCCACACTGGTATCGGTATAGGCCGGGTAGGTAACCGGGCCTACGTCGAAGAGATCAAGATCGTCGATGACTCGATGCGAAGTGACATAGCGCCCCGTGTCATCGAATTCGTCCGACCAGGTGTCTTTGCGGACATTGAAGCTGAAGCTGCATCCATCAACGTCCCCGCGGTCGATCATGGCCGGAACATCGCGGCCCGCCGTGGTGTTGGGATCGGTGTCGCAATCGAACTTGAGGCCGTCGGGCGAATCTTCCATGCGCAACGTGCCAGATTTGGTACGGCCCAGGAGCTGGTTGGGATCATGGTTGAAAAGGCAGCGCACGTCCTGCTTTTCGCTGAGTGCGCGGGTGAAAGCTCCAGGCGCAATGGTCTCGGAGAAATAGCCGGTGTCATAGGCCTGGGTGTAGACAGCGGCGACGCCGGCAATGCCGGGTTTATCGCCCTTGGTGGAGCGGATGGAACCGCCCTTGATAAATCTGCGTTCGATCGGCATGAGTTACTTCCCTTCTTCCTCTTCTTCTTGTTGCGCGAGCTGGCGCTCGGCGACAATCGCCGCGTTTTCGCGGGCGGAATGAATGTGCACGGAACGGATAACGCGGCGGAACTCGTCGCGGCAGAGCTGCCCACTGAATATCCAGGCCGGTCCGCGCTTCTTCAGGCGACGGATGACAGCGTCCACAGCGTCGGCGGCGATGCGGCCTGGAGCATCGTCGTCACGCACGCCGAAGGGATCCGTGTGAATGGCCCCATCAGCGATGGAAGTAACGACGGGTTTCAACTCGGCTGCCAGCCGGTTAAGGTCGGAACCCGCGCGGCGGAAGGCGTCGGCGAAAGGCTTGCCGTAACGCACGACATAGCGAGCCAGGACGGTACGTTGGCCCTCATCGAGCGCCGCCCCGGCCTCATCATCGTCTGGTTCGTCGGGAGGATTGAGAACTTGTTTCGCGTCGAGCATATTGAGCGGCGAAAGATAGATGTCAAGTTCCTTGCCGCCGGGGTTCATGCCCAGGGCGCGACGCACATCGTTGGCAGAGAGCCATCCCCATTGACGGCCAAGCGCAAAGCCCTGCTGGGTGGTAATGAAGTCGCCGCGTTGACGCTCGGTGAAGTCAAACTCGATAACATACTTGAAGGCCTTGGGGCCAGACCGCGGCATGAGCTTGCGCAGCAACTCTTTTTCGATGCGGTTGCAATAAGGCCGAAAGGTATCGGTGACAAGCTGCAGCGTCTGGTTTTCATGGTTGTTATTGCTCAGCCGGGTGACGTCGCCGAGCACATGGGGCGGCAAACCCAACAGACCCGCGATCCGCGTGCGCGTGAAGCTCTGAGTCAAAATGAACTGGCAGTCTTCCGGGGAAAGGCCCATCGCCTGCAGCTTCCAAGCGCCGCTGAGAACCGCAGTACGGAGTTGATTTTCTCCGCCGTAGTTGCGCTCGAATGACTCTTTGATTTGGGCGGTCTGGGCCGGGGTGACATTGTTGCCAAGCTCTGGAGTGAGAAGTTGCAATGGAACCGCTCCATTGCCGAAAAACTTGGCGCCAAACTTTTCCGCGGCACGAGCCAGACCGAGCGTCTGACGAGCCAGCGTGACAGGAGAAAAACCTTTCAGGCCATCGAAAGAAAACAAAGGGCAGTGCACCATGTTTTCTTTGGCGATGATGCGTTCACGCCCAGAATCCATACCAGACGTGGTTGCGTATTCGAGGACGTTGGTGAGCGCGTTACGCCGCGGCGACGTAACTCCGGGAGAAAGCGGATAGAGACCTCGGACGCGGCCGCCATTGTCGCGAATGATCTCGGCATAGCTATTGCCAGCGCAGGCCATGGCGCCAATTTGCGACTCCCAGAAAGGAGGCGCGGACATTTCATCATTGGGCTCATTAGCGAGTATCCAGGTGAGATCGTGATCGATACGCTCTTTTGTGCCGTTGCTTTGGACCTCATAAATAACCAGGGGCAACGAAGAGATGGCCTGCGCAAGGTAGCGCACACCGATATAAAAATCGGTGACCTGAAGCGCGTTCTGGACATTGATAACCTCGCCCGAGGCCGTGGGTTCGCCGGCACCGAGCCAGCCAAGAAACGAAGCCAGAGACAATGGCACCGAAGGATTTTCAAGGCTGGCACGCTTCTCGCTGGAGAGAAGTCCACGAATTGCCGAACGGATTCCCATAAGTCTCCTAAATGAAGAAAACATCATTACTGCTGCTGGCAGGTACAGCCGCCAACGCCGGATAGAAAGCATTGATCAGGGCACTGGCCGGGTCGATTTTGTTGATACGGTTTTCTTCCTTGCGTGGGAAGATGTTTTCGTTCGCGTCAGGCTTGACGTAAACGCACGACACGGCCCACTGGAGGACTGGGTCGCCAGTGTGATGGAAACGGCCCGACAGAATGGCAGCCTCAATCTCCTTCATCGCAGGCGAGAGGTACTTCCAAGTTTGCGGAATGTCGAGTACCTTTTTCTGTTCGTCCGGCGTCGCGTCGGTCTCGCCAAAGTGCAGCCTGAGCTCCTGCTGCATCTGCATGGCCTGGTAAGGATCGAAAACCATGCGCGCATAGTTGAACTTCTCAATATCCGCGTCGACCTCTTTTTGCACGAAAGCGAGTTGGATCTCCGGACCGTCGTGACCAACGATAGTTCCCTCGTTAAGCCAGCGCTCATAGTGAGGATGTTCCCCATCGTTTGCGCGGTCTTTCGGCACATAATGGCGGCCGAATACGTAATAGTGACGCTTGCCCTCGATGTCGCGCACGAAGACTTTGCAGCGCGACGTAAGATCGACACGCGCGCCAAGATCAAAGCCCTCGTAGACTGGATCTTGGAGATAATCTTCCGGATCCAGAGACGGATCGGCGCAACGCTTCCAGGCCTCCATATCCATCCAGCCATCGCGTGCGTTGACCCAAATGTCAAAGTTTTTCGTCTTGACCGCGTTTTGGCGGTTGGGACGTTGCAGCGCGGCCTGTACATCGGCCATAAGGTTATCGGCCAGGACAGATACGCCGAAATTAGGATTCGCCTCCTGGGCCGCTTCGATGGTTGACCAATAAGGCACCGACCCAGCCGGCGTCTCGATAACTTTGTCGGGATCGTCGAGCGTGTAGATATTGCCGAAGAGACGCTCATTGACGAAAGTTCCGTCAAGAACACGCTGTACATCTTTCTGCAAGGTGTGGCATGGGCTTTCGATGTCAAAGCCTGCCGTGGAGATGACGATTTGCAACGGCTGCTCGCGCGCCATCATGCCAGTTTTTGCCGTGTCGTACTGCGCAAACGTTGGCTGCTCGTGGAACTCGTCGTGAATGAACCCATGCGGAGAAGAGCCGTCTCCAGGGTTGCCGATCACGATTTCAAACTTGCTGCCTTCGTCGATGCAGTACATCGACTCTTTGGCTATCGTGATGCCGAACCACTCTTTGAAGCCGTCGGCGCGGCGCGCCATCTTGGATGCCGGCACAAAGACTTCTTTCGCCTGGTCTTTGTTACTGGCACCGCAGTAAACCTCTGATCCCGGCTCACCATCACCGACAAACAAATATTCTGCGATCGCGGCCGCCAAAACCGTCTTGCCGTTCTTGCGTGGTACAAGGATGAATGCCTCGCGATAGCGCCGAAGGCGAGTGACCTTATCGAGCCATCCAAAAAGCGAGCAGACAATGAAGCACTGCCACGGCTCGAGATGCAGCAGGGTATTACCACGCGCCCAACGGCCCTTGACGTGCGGAAGACGCTCAATGAACGCGCAAACCTTACCTGCGCGGTTTTTGTCGAAGCGGTACGGAAAATCCGGTGTACGCGCCTTGACCAGATCGTCAAGATGGCGTTGGCAGGCGAGATGGGTCCACTTGCAGGCACGGATCTTGCCAGAAACAACATCACGGCAGTATTGCGTAGCCTGCGCTGCGTAACCTGCCCACTCCGGCCGCATGGGGTTTTTGCGTCGATTAGCCAACGTATTCACCCCATCCAGACTTTGCCCGCGCGCCAACCCCATCACGATCCGGAGCGCGAACTGCTTCGGCAACGCGGGGACTGTCGATTGGCGTCATACCCATTGCTACGAGATTGGATTTGACCTGGGCATAATCCCCAGAGGTCGCTTTGCCGTAGCCCATGCTTGCACGGCGAATTTTGTACATCAAGTGGCAGGTGTTTTCGACCAGGAAGCGATGACTGGAATTGAGAACTTTGAGTACCTTGTCCTGGTCAACGATCTGTTGCCATATCTTTAACAAGGAAGCGCAACGTGGATTATGCCCAGCACCTTCGGTCCACTCCTCTGGAGGCGCGCCGAGTGGCAGTCCCACCTTGGGCTCAGTGGCGCGCGCCCGCTTGCGAGCCGGATTCTTTTTGAAGGCGCCAGAAATCTCTAGCACTTTGCTCGGTTTGCGTGGACGTGGCATAGGATTCACTCAGACGCATGCGGCCTCGATTCGCGAGAAGCTGTATCTCGCAAGGCCTGCTACAGCCATTTCTGCTGCAAGAAACCGCACACAACAAGCCAATGCGCGATGGACGACAAATCCATGCGGCATGAGAAAAACGTTGGGTTTTGTGGATGGATAAATGAACTTAGGGCGCGGTCTACAGACCGGGGGTTGAAAAGGATTTACACCCCCCTACCCCCGGGCATACGGTTGCCGAAGCCGCCTTCTTCTTTGGCGGCCTTATAGCTATTGCAACCCTGGCACAAAGGTTGCCAGTTGCTTTGATCCCAGAACAACACGGGATCACCCTTGTGTGGCTTAATGTGATCCGGGCAGTAAGTCGCCATCACCACATTCAGATGTCGCTTGAACGGATCGCAGCATACAGGATGATTGGCCATCCAGACTATTCGCGCCTTACGCCAACGACTGCCATACAACCGCTGTGACGATGTAGCACGATCACGTTCGCTAATAGCCCTCGACGACATAGGATTACATGCTGCACAGAAGCCGCTCTTAACCACGTTCGGGCATCCCGCACGCGCACATAGTCGCATAGCCATCGCTAATCACTCGCCAACGGAAACCCCTTGCGGCCTTCGATATGCGAAATGCGGCGTTCATGGTTTGCCAACAACCGACCATGATCTTCCAACACTTCTTCATGTCTGCCGATTGAGCGACCCTGATCCTTGACTCGCTGCGTCAACTGCCCATAGACAAATGCACCTATGAGCAGTTGAGCAGCCACCGTACCGCCAAGCTGCCAATAAGGATTCACCGCGCCTCCAGAGCCGGTCTTGGGTACACATGAGTTGCCCGGTCACCATACACAGGTTTACCGTCATCGTCTGTTCCGATGCGATTAGCCGGATACGGCCATTGCTTCACTTTTTCGATTGCTCGATCGACGGCATCATAGAACGGCCGCGTTGGTCCTGTATTATCTCTAACGTCGTTTCCGCACGCATTCAGATCTGATTCATTCGCGGTGATTGTTGTTGGCGACGGTTCACTTCCAATATCGGTCTTCGCCGATGCCTTTATCTGGAAATACCATGGTTGACGATGCTCATCCATTCGCAAGTTCCACTTTCCTTCAGCCACCATTAGCAGGCCTTCACGGAACGGAACAATACGAATTTCACGCCAGCCATGAGAAGCATCGGCTGGATACAAATACAACGCACCTTCAGAGATGCGCCTTGCTGCTCTGTTTTTGCTCATAGCTCATGAGCGCCAGACGAGGGAGAACACACACAACTCAAACGCCAGCTTACGCCGGTGCGGGATCATGAACTGCATGTGTTTTGAGACACACTTCAACTTACCTTTACTGCTGCCCACTATCGCAGTGCTCAACGGTCTTGCCGCTGTCGGGTTCGGATATTTCCCGTTCCGCTGATAACCATATCAGTTTTCCGTTGTCTCGCCCTCAGAATCACCCGAGAAACCACCATATCTATACATTGGGAGGAAATCAGTAAATGGAACACCAAGCCGACGCGCAAATATATCCAGCACGAACACTGGACACCGATCACGCCCAACTTCGTACCAGTACATTTGGCTACGACTGACCCCAGCCGCTTGCGCCAATTCTTTTGCCATCACGCCACGCCTTTTCCGCGCCTTGCAAATGAGATCGCCAATAAGTGCATTAAACTTCAATTCCTCGGTGCTTCGAAATCCCTTTCTGCCAGACATCACGCCACCCTCCGAGCCAGTTGCATCAGTCGATCGACATGCCGCTTCGACTCTCCCGATTGCGGCATCTTGTGGCCACCCACAAACCCCGGATACCACATCACGCGGTCGGAATTCAACGCCGCCAACGGACTCAACTCGACCTCTTCGAAGGCCGCATCGAGCGGCTCTGGCGGATCGAGTACGCCTCGCCGCAACGTCGCAATCACCACAAACCTCTTCATCACATGCTCCCCACGCCTGCGTTCATCGCCAACTGCTCCTCGCGCAGATACACCGCGTCCCAGTCCCACAGATTCGAGTTCAGCCACAATCCGCCCTCGTAGAACTCAGCCGCGCTCCTGTGACGGAACAATCGCTTCCCCTGGCTTCCATACCGCTGCCAGGCGTCGATCATGCGGTCCGCAATCTCTTCCGAAAGCTCACCCATGCTCTCGCGTTGCCTCATGACCGCATGTAACTTCCACCGCAGCCGTTTGGCCGTAAACCCGCAAGTGTCCATCATTCGCTTGAGCGCCTTGTCCGTCCCGCCTGGTTCGGAGACAAGCAAAAGCGGCGTACCGCCTCTTGCCTGCTCCCCACGCGCAGCGGGGGGTTGGGGGGTAGTTGTTTTATTTGCAATCTTGCTTTCTTGTGTATTAGAAGGAAACGCTCCCAGTGCGACAGTTTTGTCGCTCTGAGCGACAGATCTGTCGCACTTTACTTCCGGCACAGAAAAAAGATCGCCGTCCAAACTGTCGCTCTGAGCGACAGATGAAAGCGCAGTATCCTTCTCCGGTTCCGCACTCCCAGTCGCTTTTTTCCGCGCCAGCTTTGCCCGCAATGCACGCACCTGGTCTTTCAACTCAGCAACGCGCCCCTCGGGCAGCCGGAAGCTACCCATCCCCGAGTCATACTGCGCGCCTTCCCGTGTAACGAGTTCCTTCACATCGGCAAGGGCATACCGCCCCTTAGCCTTAGCGCCATGCACAGCCCGCAACAGTCCTACATGCTCCAACACCTGCAAGCAGCGCCACACGGTGTCCACGCTCTTACCGCACCATTCCGCCATCTCGCGCAACGCCAGGCGCGTATCCCCGTCGCGCCGCTTTGGCGAAATGATCCACGCTCCATGCGCATTGCGCGCAATGCGGCAGTACACCCAAATCGCGTCCGCGCCCACGATAGGCTGGTAACAATCCGCGACCTCGTTATCTACCCAAAAATGACAAGGCTTGCGTTCGTTGCGCAAACTCGTCAATGGTTCAATCCCTGCACTCACAGTGCTCTCCCGTGCCCGTCGCAAAGCTGTCCGCGCGAGCCAATCTCAACCTCGTGTTTCAGTGCTAACTCTTAGCTGGCGATCCGTCGAATGCCAGGCTCGGGCGGATGTGCCAAACTACGCCGCCGCTCGATGCGTGCCATATCAAAAAACTCGGTTGCCTCGCTTGAGTCGATCGCATTGAGAAAATCGACTTCGACCTTCGCCGAGTTGATCAGCGTCTGTGCAACATCGACGACGGCCTTGGCGCGCGTCAACTCCATCGGCTTCTCTTCATCCTTCAACGCTTCCATCACTTCAAACAGATGGTTGCGCAGATCCGTCATCGTGTTCTTTGGCACGTCTCTCCCTCAGCTTTCGTTTCACCGCACCCAGCAGCATGATGGCGTTCACCATCTCTTTCGGGTAACGGTTGTGAATTGTGTTGCGCCGCATCATCTCGGCGTTTGAAATCAATTCCAAGTTGCCAAGCACGATGTGGGCCTTATCGCCATCCCGAAACACGAGCTTGTGCCCGTGCGGAATCGGTCCATGCTTGTCTTCCCAGATCAAAATATGCGCCGGCACCCAGTTTCCATAGCGCCCTTTCCGCTCGCGCACTTTGATTTCGAGATACCCATCCTTGCTCAAACGATCCGACCATAGCGGCTTCCAAATCTGCGCGGCGCGCCCATTCATCTGGCCAGCTTTGAATTGCGTTTCCCGCATCCTCCCGACTGACCATCCAGGCCGCTTCACACCCTTGTTAGCCGGCATCTGCCCTGGCTTGAACCATCCTCGCTCGCAGTTGGCCATGTTATGTACGCCGCATTTCACGCGCATCTGACCAACCGCGGATTCGCTACGCCTCAGCTCGTGCGCGATTTCTTTCAGCGTCAGTCCCTCCAGCGTCATCGATGTCAATCGCTCGATCTCAGACTTA